TGACTGTCACAGTCATACCTATCGAGGCGGTCTGTATATCTATTATTGAGTAAGAGAGATATTGATATTTCACTCCCATACCTTGTGGTGCAAGGCTGATTTGCTTGTTGTTTTCTGTGTCGTATATTTCCTCCATGTGTTTAATATAAGGGCAACAGGAAAATAATGCAACATTTAATTCAACACTAAAATGTATATCAATATGTGAGCATAGATAAAAGAACATTCACTGGTTAAAATTTAATCATGTACATCGACTGCAGGCACACAATATGGAAAAGAAATTAACAATAAAGCAAAGGGCATTTGTAGACGAGATTATCAAGGGCAAGGTAGGTAGTTATCAGGATGCATATATCAAAGTCTATGATGTGGCTCTAACCAAGACTGGGAAAGTACCTAAGTGGGTCAGGAATGAGGCTAGTAAGTTAGTAGCCAACCCTAGCATCACAATGGCAATCCAGAGAGGTCTGGAGAAGAAGGAACAGACAGTAGTGGCATCTGCAGTCAAGACCAAGCAATACGTCATAGATAGGCTTTACAAGGAGAGTATAGAGTCTGATAGCGATGCAAGTAGAGTTAGAGCCTTGGAACTTTTGGGAAAAAGTGTGTCTCTGTTCACTGATGTAGTAGAGAACAAGGAGGCGAGGAGCAGTACAGAAATAGAGGCTGAACTAGAAGAGAGGATTGAGCAACTACTAACAAAGCATTGATTAAAAAATAACCAACTACCACCCTATAAATAAGACTCGCATTTACTGACCCCACCCCCCGCAAACGCCTGCAGGCAGACAGACATACATACATAGTGTTTTACTCATTCTAATACTAGATTTGATAGACCCCCTACCCCCTTTTTTGCAGAAAAAGACCCTAGGAATCCTAAGCCTCTAAAAATTTTATATCATTTTATGTTGACTTTTCGTGTGAAGAGACCGATTATTGTATAATCTGTAGATACTTATACCTATCTAGTAGGTACATACTGTAAGTTAGTGACCACATATAGGTAACTACGTAAATTTTTTACCGAGTATCTACAAAGTATTTGGTTACTACATATGTAGTATGTATGAATAGTAATGTTTTAAGTAAGTTACATACGCTTTCCTCTTCTGAGAAAGAAGAACTTTTATCTCTGTTACAAGAATTAGAACTATCAAAGGCTAGAGAGTCATGTGAGGATGAGTTCCTAAGCTTTGTTAAACAGATGTGGTCAGCTTTTATTCATGGTAAACACCATGAGATTATGGCTGAGGCTTTTGAAAGAGTAGCCAAAGGTGAATTAAAGAGGCTAATTATTAATATGCCTCCCAGACATACGAAGTCAGAGTTCGCATCTTACCTATTACCTGCTTGGTTTCTTGGTAAGTATCCTGATAAGAAGATTATTCAGACTGCCCATACTGCAGAACTAGCGGTAGGGTTTGGTCGTAAGGTTAGGAACTTAGTTAATAGTTCTGACTTCAAAGAGATATTCCCTGCTATAAGTCTGCAAGCAGATAGTAAAGCAGCAGGAAGATGGAACACAAACAAAGGTGGTGAGTATTTTGCTATCGGTGTTGGCGGTGCAGTTACTGGTAAGGGTGCAGATTTGTTAATTATTGATGACCCTCACAGTGAACAAGAAGGTGCTAGTGCTGATATCAATGTCTTTAACAAGACCTATGAGTGGTATACCTCTGGTCCAAGACAGCGTTTACAACCCAAAGGCTCTATCGTTGTGGTGATGACAAGATGGCATGATAAGGATTTAACTGGACAGTTAGTCGATGCTAGTGTTAAACGTGGCGGTGCAGACGAATGGGAAGTTATAGAACTACCTGCAATACTACCATCAGGTAATCCATTGTGGGAAGAGTTCTGGAAGTTGGAAGAACTTGAGGCTCTACGTGCCGAACTACCGACCTCAAAGTGGATGGCTCAGTATCAGCAAGACCCCACTGCAGAGGAAGGAGCTATCATCAAAAGAGAATGGTGGCGTGAATGGGAAGGTCGAGAGCCACCAAAGTGTGAGTTTGTTATTCAATCTTGGGATACTGCTTTCTTAAAATCGCAGCGAGCTGACTACTCTGCCTGTACTACCTGGGGAGTATTCTATCGTGAGAGTGATGAAGATGGCATGATGAGACCTGAAATCATTCTGCTAGATGCTCACAAAGCTAGACTAGAGTTTCCTGAATTAAAGAAACGAGCTATGGAATGTTATAGGTCCTATAAGCCTGATGCTTTTATTATTGAGGCAAAGGCAGCAGGTACACCTTTAATATTTGAGTTAAGGCAGATGGGTATACCAGTACAGGAATACACACCAAGTAGAGGTAATGATAAGATTGCTAGAGTTAATGCAGTAGCTGATTTATTTTCTTCAGGCATTGTTTGGTGTCCTCAAACTCGTTGGGCAGAAGAAGTAGTAGAGGAGTTTGCCTCTTTCCCAAATGCCGAACACGATGACTTAGTAGATAGCAGTACACAAGCACTATTAAGATTTAGACAAGGTGGTTTTGTTCCATTACATAGTGATGAAGAAGATGAGCCACTAGAACATAATAAGACAGCGAATTATTACTAGGAGAAAATATTGGCTACAGAAAGAACACCAGTTGATGGTTTGATAGAACAAGACCCAGAAGAGGCAAAGGATGTTAGCATCACTGTAGAAAACCCTGAGTCTGTTGCGATAGAAACAGAGGATGGCGGTATGCTTATAGACTTTGACCCTGAGTCAAAAGATAATATTAATGCAGGTTTCAATAGCAACCTAGTTGATTTTATAGATGACAATGAGCTAGAAAGCTTAGGCTCAGAGCTTGTGGGTGCATACAAAATGGATAAGGACTCTCGTAAAGAATGGGAGGATACTTATACTAAAGGTTTAGACCAACTAGGATTAAAGATAGAAGAACGTACACAACCTTGGAATGGAGCTTGTGGTGTCTTTCATCCTATGTTATCTGAGGCAGTTATTAGATTTCAATCTCAAGCTATAGCTGAAATATTCCCTGCTAAAGGTCCAGTTAAAACTAAGATAGTTGGCAAGATAACTGAAGACAAAGAAAAACAATCACAAAGAGTTCAAGACTACATGAACTATTTACTCACACATGAGATGTCTGAGTATAGAACTGAAACAGAAAAACTTTTATTTTCCTTACCACTGGCAGGGTCTGCTTTCCGCAAAGTTTACTTCGACCCAAATTTAGGCAGACCCAGTGGCATCTTTGTACCATCCGAAGATGTAGTAGTTAATTATGGTGCAAGTGACTTAGAGACTTGTGAACGTGCAACTCATGTTATGCGTAAGTCTGCTAATGAAGTTAGGAAGTTACAGGTCAGTGGTTTCTATAGAGATGTAGAACTTAGCGAATCAAGTAATTCATATTCAAGCATAGAAGAAAAGTATGATGAACTAACTGGTGAGATGAGTAGTGAAGACTACGACCAGAGACATACTCTATTAGAGATGCAAGTTAATCTAGACCTCAAAGGTTTTGAGGATGTTAAGGATGGCAAGGAAACAGGAATACAGTTACCTTATGTAGTTACTTTAGATTATCCAAGCGGTAAAGTTCTAAGCATTAGAAGAAACTATTATGAAGATGATGAACAAAAGAAAAGAAGGTCACACTTCGTTCACTATCAATACTTACCAGGTTTAGGTTTCTATGGTTTTGGTTTAATACATATGATAGGTGGCTTGGCTAAATCAGCTACTAGTTTACTTAGACAGTTAGTAGATGCAGGCACATTATCAAACTTACCAGGTGGTTTAAAAGCTAGAGGTCTACGTATCAAAGGAGATGATACTCCTATTATGCCAGGAGAGTTTAGAGATGTAGATGTACCAGGTGGTGCAATCAGAGATAATATAACTTTCTTACCATACAAAGAGCCATCAGCTACTTTATATTCTTTATTACAAAACATAGTTGAAGAGGGTAGAAGATTTGCAAGCATGGCTGATATGAAAATATCAGATATGAATAACCAAGCACCTGTTGGTACAACATTAGCACTTATAGAAAGAAACATGAAAGTTATGAGTGCAGTGCAAGCTAGACTTCATGCCTCTATGAAAAGAGAGTTTGATATCTTAGTAAATGTTATTAAGGATTTTGGTGAGCCATCATATCCTTATGAAACAGATGAAGAAGAACAAATAAAATCCGAAGACTTTGATAATAGAGTAGATGTATTGCCAGTCTCAGACCCAAACAGTACAACTATGGCACAAAGGATAATGCAGTATCAATCTGCTATGCAGTTAGCACAATCAGCACCACAGATGTATGATATGAAAGAACTACATAGAGAGATGCTTATGGTATTAGGCATACCTGATGTTGATAGTATTATCCCTGATGATGGTGATGTGCCTGCAGTAGACCCAGTCACTGCAGTACAAAACTTAATCAACAATGTTCCTGTTCAGGCATATGAGTATCAAGACCATGATGCACATATACAAACAGTAGCAGCAGCACAAGATAATCCAGAGATTAGAGCTTTACTAGAGAAGTCTCCTAACGCTGGTGGAATATTAGCTGCAGCATCTGCTTATATAAATGACCATTTAACTATGAAGTTTAGAGACCAAGTAGAAAAAGAAATGGGTATTGAACTACCACCTATTGGTGAGCCAATCCCTGCAGACCTAGAGAAGAGAATATCAGAGTTAGTTGCTGAGGCTGCATCTAGAGTTACAGAGAGAGCTAGATTAGAACAGCAACAGAAACAACAAGCTGAACAACAAAGAGACCCATTAGTAGTTCTCAAAGAAAGAGAGATAGGTATTAAAGAGGCTGATGTACAAAGAAAAGCTTTAGGCGACCAAGCAAGATTTGCTCTAGCAAAAGAAAAACTAGATGCTGATACTCAGGTAAAAGGTGCAGAGCTTGGTGTTAAAATTGCTAGCGACTTGCTATCAGATGAAAAAGATAACAAAAAGCAAGCACTCGAAGAATACAAAATAGGACTTGACTTAGGCAAAGACATCGTAGAAGATAGCAATAAGAATGAGTGAAGATATCAGAGAGCAATCTCTATCTGAATTTTTAAAGAAAAGATTCAGAGATATTATGAATGAACACGCAGACCATATATCAACTGGTAGTGTTAAAGACTACCCTGAGTATAAAAAGCTGTGTGGGGTGATAGAAGGTTTAGCATTAGCAGAACGTGAAATGTTAGATTGGCTAGAACAACACTCATTAAATTGAAACTTTTATGGATAAGAAAGCAACAGTTAAGCCAGATAGTGTAGATAAACCTGTAGTTCCAGAAAATACTAAAAGTCAGTTACCTGAGCCAATGGGTTTTAAAGTATTAGTTGCTATGCCACAAGCAGAAGAAAAAACTGAAGGTGGTATATTAAAGGCTAGTCAAACTATAAGGGATGAAGAAGTTAGTAATATCTGTGGTTACGTTTTAAAACTAGGTCCTGATGCATACAATGATAAGAATAGATTTCCAAGCGGTCCTTGGTGTAAGCAAGGAGATTGGGTAGTTTTCAGAGCATACTCAGGAACTAGAATGAAAATGTATGGACAAGAGTTTCGCTTAATTAATGATGACACTGTAGAGGCAGTTGTCGAAGACCCAACAGGAGTAGTTAGAGCATGAGTGAGCAACAGGTAGAAACAGCTATCGAAACAACTTTTGAGCCTGACACAGATGGTAAAGTAAAACCACAAAGTAGTGAGGATAAATTTTTTGGAGTTAAGACAGAAATAAATTCTGATAGCAACGAAAAAGTAGAAGTAGAAGTCGTTAATGAAGACGAGCCAGTAGAACAAGAGGAGCAAGTTCCTGAAGAGAATAAGGAACAACCTCAAGATGATGATGCTATAGATAAAGAAATATCTGACTATAGTAAAAGAGCTGGTGACAGAATAAATAAAATTAAGTACGAGTTCCATGAAGAACGTAGAGCTAAAGAAAGAGAGCAGAAAGAAAAAGACGAGGCTCTAAAAGTTAGCAAAACTTTATTAGCTGAAAATGAAAAGTTAAGAAAAGTTTTAAAAGAAGGTGGCGAGTTAATTAATAAGCAAGCTGTAAGCAATGCTCAGTTTGCTCTTAAACAGGCTCAAGAAAATTATAAGAAAGCTTTTGATGAAGGTGATACTCAAGCAATGGCAGATGCTCAAGCAGCAATAGCTAAAGCATCATACGCAGAGCAGCAAGCTCCTAGTTATGCACAAGCTATAGAGTCATCTATACAATCAGAGGTAAAACCTGAACAGTTACCAAATAATCAAGCAGCTCAAGTTGACCCTGCTATGAAAGAATGGTCAGCAAGAAATCCTTGGTTTATGGGTACAAGCAGTGACAATAAAGCTATGACAGCTTACTCACTATTTTTAGATGAACAAATTAGAGCATCTGGTATTGACCCGATTGCTCAATCAGACAAGTATTATGCCAGTGTAGATGAAGGCATGAGAAAACAGTTTCCTAATTATTTCGGCATATCACAACCAAGTGCGGAAGCAGAAGTTGTGGTAGACCCTAATTTGGAAAAAAGACAACCATCAAATGTTGTCGCACCTGTGACGAGGGATACAGGAAAAAAACCTCGCAATGTTCGATTGACTCAGACGCAAGTTAAACTAGCACGTCAACTTGGTATAACGCCTGAGCAATACGCAAAGCAAATTTTAAAGGAAGCTTAAAATGGAAGAAGACGTAAAAAATAACGTAGAAGAAAATGTAGAGGAATCTGCAGAACAAGTGCGTTCCCCTAGGGAAAGTGAAGACCGAGAGGTAGAACAAAGAGTAGAAAGTTGGGAGAACCCATCAAACCTCCCAAATCCAACTCCACAACCTGGTTGGGTTTTTAGATGGATTAGGACTAGTTTATTAGGTAATGCTGATAACCCTAATGTTTCTAAAAAGTTCAGAGAAGGTTGGCAACCATGCAGAAGTGAAGACCATCCAGAATTACATATTCATATGATGGACTACAAATCTGAATGGGCAGATAAAGGTAATATAGAAATTGGTGGACAGTTGTTATGCAAGATGCCAAAAGAAAAGGCGGAAGCCAGAGATGCACATTTTAGAAAAATTGCTGCAAATCAAATTGAATCTGTTGACAACGTATATTTTAAGGACCAAGACTCAAGGATGGCTACTAAACAAGTGTTTGAGAGAAAATCAAGAACAACGTTTGGAAAAGATTCTTAGTCTAGTCATAAACAATTTTAATAATTTTTTTTTAAGGAGAAACGATGGCAGCATCAGCAGCACCTCATGGTGCAAGACCTGTAGGGTCATTAGTATCTTGTGCGTATAATGCAAAGATTTCTCACTATAAAATTAAAAACAATTATGGCACAGCCATATTTTATGGTGACTTTGTAAAGTGGGCGGATGATAATCCAAACACAACTATACAAAAAGATACAGGAACATCCTCTTTAACACCTATTGGTGTTTTCTTGGGAGTTTCTTATACTGACCCAGTATCAGGAGAATTTCGACAAGACAATCAATATCCTGCTTCAACAGCAGCAGATGATATTATTGCCTATGTTGCATCTGACCCATTCTTAGTAATGCAGATGCAATCAGATGAATCGCTTGACCAAGATGACTTGGGCAAGAATGTAGGAGTTATACAAACTGCAGGTTCTACAGTTTTTGGCATTAGTAAAAATGCTATAGACGGAAGTACCGCAGCAACAACTAATACACTACCTTTAAAGATTATCGACTTTGTCGATGGTCCAGATAGTGCTATTGGTGATAGTAAAACTGACGTATTAGTTATGTTCAATGTTGGACATCAACTACTTAACACAACAGGTATAGGTTAATAGGAGAATAACATGGCAGCTATTTCAAGAGCTAATCAGCTAAAACAACTTCTTCCTGGACTTAATGCACTGTTTGGTGAAGAGTACAACAATTACGAAAACGAGCATGAACAAATTTATGTAAGTGAAAACTCAGAACGTTCATTCGAGGAAGAGTTAAAACTTTCAGGATTTGGTGCAGCTCCAGTAAAAGATGAAGGTGCAGCAGTATCTTATGACGTTGCAAATGAATCTTTTGTAGCTCGTTATGCACACGAAACTATTGCTTTAGGCTACAGTATCACAGAAGAAGCTATGGAGGATAACCTCTATGTTTCACTATCTGCTAGATACACAAAGGCTTTAGCAAGAGCTATGGCTTACACAAAGCAAGTCAAAGCAGCAGTTCCGTTAAATAACGGATTCAGTAATTCTTTCCAATCTGGAGATGGGGTAAACCTATTTACAGCAGATGGTGATGGAGTTACTGGTGGTGACGGACACCCATTGGTTAATGGCGGTAAGAACTCAAATAGACCAGCTACAGGTGCTGATTTAAATGAAACATCTCTAGAAGATGCAGTAATTCAAATTGGTAAATGGACTGACGAAAGAGGTCTTAAAATCGCAGCAAGACCAAGAAAGTTAATCGTTCCATCAGACTTACAGTTTGTTGCAACTCGACTACTAGAGAGTGAATACAGACCAAGTTCTGCTGACAATGATATCAATGCAATTAGAAACAATGGTGTGATTCCAGAAGGCTATTCAGTTAATCATTATTTAACTGATACAAATGCTTTCTTTTTAATCACTGATGTGCCTGATGGCATGAAGCATTTTGTCAGAAGTCCTATGGTAACAAGTATGGATGGAGACTTTGACACTGGTAATGTTAGATACAAAGCTAGAGAAAGATACTCATTTGGAGTATCTGACCCACTTGGTATCTTTGGTTCACCAGGTTCAAGTTAATACTTTAGGGGA